GCGATGCGCGGGTCAGGCGGCGCTTGCGTGGCGGCCTGCTTTTGCTGTTCTTTGATCTGTTCGATCTCTTCTTCGGATTTGAAGATCTCGGCCGGGTCAACGTGCTGCGCCTGCAGCGCCTTTTTGAACAGCTTTTGCGGGTCGATATACATGCCAAACACCGGGTTCGTGGCCGCCGCCAGCAGCGAGAGAAACGCCTGGTTCTGGATGTCGCGGATGAGCAACGCCGAAGACCCGCGGGCGTCAATGCTGAAATCGCCTTTGACCTCTTCGTCCTCGTTGTACATCATGTTGTAGTCGTAGTACCGGCGGATGTGCGGCCGGGTGACCATGTCATCAAATTGCTTGACCAGCCGGCGCAGCACGACGTTGGCCGAGTTCATCAGCATCTGCATGCCGCCGACCGTGTCCGGCGCTGCGCCCTTCTCGCCCTGCATGATCGTGGGCACGCCCGTCTCGGCGTCGGCCAGCTCGGTGGCCATCTTGATGATATTGGCCAGCTCGGCTTGATGGCTGTCGAACTCAAACGTTGCGAAGGCTTTGCGAACGTCGTCCATGTCGTCGGTCGCAAACCAGATCTTGCGAGCGCTCACTTGCCACTGCTTGTCGGCAGGCTGGATCACGTTCGGGTTCATCACGATCTGCGGACCCGACGACACGCCAGCGTTGTCCATCATCTGGCGCCAAGCCGCGTTCAACACCTTCTGCTGCGCGCGCATCAGGTACGGCACGCCGTAGCCCCAGCAGCTGCCCGACACCTTTTCCCAGACGTAGAAATCGTAGGGCAGGGCGCCGTCTTCCAGGGGGTTCAAGTACACCTTGACCACCGTGCTATTGATGAACACCACGCACGCGGAGATGGAACGCAGCTCGTCCTTCTCGCCCACGTTCATGCCGCACGCCTCAAGGTCACCGTGGTCAATCTCGCCCCAGTACTCCCATAGCTCGTAAGTGTCGCGGGCGATGTCGCGCTGGTCTTCGTCCTTCAACTCTTGGAAGGTGGCTGACTTCTTCGGCCCTTCCTCGAGCACCTTGCGCAGCTGGCTCTTCATGTAGCCCGGCTGCTTGGCCAGCTCGCGGATCTGCTTGGCGGTGAGCTTTTGCCGCTCGTACACGCCCTTGCCATCGTGGATGTTTTCGCCGCAGCCCGGGTCGGGCCAGACGTTGCGCGGGTCGGTACGAAACGACGCCGGGCTTTTCTCCTCGATGATGTCAATTTGGTGGATCGTCTGGCCCATCGCGTCGGTGTACGGCCGCCAGGCTTTACGCGTGCGGTTGGTCACCACCGGCCCCTTGACCACGCCCGTGCCCAGCACGGCGGCGTCATGGATCACCTTGCGCAGCTCGCCGTTGTAGTCGCACTCGGTGAGCTGGTCATCGATCTCGGTCTGCATCGCTTCGGCTTTCTGGCGCGCCATCTCCATGACGGCGCGGGCGATGTCCTTCTTGCGCAACGGCTGGCCCTGCGCGTCAACCATCGGCTGGCCGGTCTGCGGGTCAACGGCCGGGCTGTCATTGCGCGACATGCCGAGCAGATACGGCTCGGGTGTCGGCTCGATGCCCCAGTTCCTGTCGTCGGTCGGCAGCAAGATGTCGGCCACGCGCGCCTCGGCGGCGTTGGTCTTTTGCCGGGTCATGCCGATAAAGATCGTTGAGCGGTGCGCCTTGGCGTGCTGGGTGGTGACCGGGTAACCCTGCTCGACGGACGCCATCATCTGCGACGCGGCGCGGGCGATGTTGTCCTTCGAGTTGTACTGGTCTTCGTCCTCCAGCCAGCGCTTGTCTACGCCGTAACTGTAGCGATCGCGGACCCACTCATCGCGCTGTTTGGCCAGGGTCTGGCCAAACGCCTGCAAGCGTTCTTCCATCTTCTCGCGCTCGATCTCGGGGTCGGCAATCTCCACCTCAACCTCAAGGTCCGCGGCGGCGTTCATGTTGGGAAAATCCATGTGTCAGTCCTTTAAAACTCAATAACCCACGTCTGCGTCCAGCACGCCGTAAGCCACGACCGGCGTGGCGCGATTGCGCTGCAGCCGGCTCACTCCTTCTTCGTGCGTCTTGGCAAAGCGCCGCATCATCAGCGCGTAGCGCGTCGCTGCCATCAAATCGTCGCCGTCTTTCACGATCAGCCCGTCCTTGCGGTGGTACAGGCGGAACTCCTCGAACCAGTCCTGTAGGTGGGCAAACACCCGCAGTCGCATGGTCTGCATGCGGGTAAGCATCTCGGCGATGCCCGCCTCCACGCCGTTGCTGCCGTCCTCAAACGTGGCGCGGTTCTTCAGCATGGCCAGCCCTTGGCGGCGGTACTGGTCGGCGATCTGTTCGCCCGACCCCTTATCCCGTTGCAAACCGTCATGCGGCCACGCGACTGGAATCCAGTCGCCGCGCGCCTTGATGCCAGCGGCGTGGATGGCGATCGATTGGTCCTTCACTCGGTAGGCGTCGGTGATGTAGACGCTGTCGGTGTCGCGGTCCCAGGCCATCCAGACGGCGGCGGTGGGGTGGTCAATCCCGAAGTCCAGCCCGACGATGCGCGGCCAGTGGGGCGGGATTGGAAAGGCTTGGCACTTGATCGCCTCTTCGGCGATGGGGAACACGCGGCCACTGCCCAGGATCGGTATGCCCTTGGCGCGGGCCTCGCGTTCGTGTTCCGGGTAGCTGGCGATGATCGCTGCCCGCTGTTCCGGGGTGTAGTGCTCCGCGTCCTCAATCGTCATGTTCGTGACGACCGTGCCCTCGGGCTTGTCCAGCAGGTAGCGCTTGACCACCTCGGACATCCCCAGCAGCGGAGTGAAGGTCACAAACACCAAGCCCCCCGTGGCGTTGGTGCGGGTCAGGCCCTCAGTGTAGATGGGCATCGGGGGTTCTTCATCGAACCAGACCAGATCCACCGTGTCGGCCTGCCACTTGGAGCGGCCTTGGTCGTAGCTGTTGAACTGGATGACGCTGTCCTCGCCACACACATGGCGCACCACGGCGGAGCTGATAGCGTCGGGTACGCCAGCCTTCATGCTGGTGTCGCGCAAAGCGTCGTGCGGGATGGTGCCCGTGCCCCACTCTTCCCGCAGCTCGGGCGGGCCGATGAGCAAGCGTTGGATGCCCTTGCGCGTGAGTTCGGCCGACTCCGAGCCGCACATCGCCCGCACGGCATACGGAAAGCGCCGCCCGGTCCACCAGCTCGGGTAGCGTCCGGTCAGGTGCATAGCGAGTTCGTAGGCGCCGGCCCAGGTCTTGCCGAGCTGGTTACCGGCCATGAACAGGCGTTCGCGGTAGTGGCTGCCCACCTCGTGGAACTCGCGCTGCCGGGTGTAGGGCGCGTACGCTTGCAGCCGGTTGCGTCGGGCGCGCACGTCCTTCACGCGCAGCAGCTCGTACAACTCGCGCTTTTCCTCCTCGCCCAGCGCGGAGAGGTCCAGCTTGGCTAGGTCGGCGAAATTCACCGGGCCGCCTTTGAGATGAGCGCGGCAAGGCGCTGGTCAAGCTGGTCGTTGGTGAGCTCAAGCGAGCCGGACATCTTGACTTCGACGGCTTTGAGCTTGGGCTGCGTGTACTGCAGCAGCTCGTTAAGTGTGCGCAGCCGGGTATCGGGATCGACGCGGTCAACCATCACCGGGTTGCCTTGCTCGTCCAGCACGGGCGCGCCGGAGCGGTCCATGACGATGACCTTTTCCTGCAGTGCGCGCAGGATCTCTACCGCGGGATCTAACCCGGCGTCGATGCATGCCTCGGCCACGGCTTTGAGGTTGATGCGCCCAGGCTTTTTCGACATGACTTGCCGGGCGTGGGTGCGCCCAGTCAATGCCCCTGCCGACTCAAGGTCCGCAGCGCTGGCCAGTTGCGGCGGCGCGCCGGCTAACTCCGCCATGCGCGCCGGTCGGGTCCGGTCAACCATGGCGTTTAGACCTTCCCGGGGATGACGCCGCCCTGGAAGCCGGGCACGTTTTGCTTCATGCCGCCCTTGTACTCCGGCTGCGTGGCGTTCGTGCCGGGCAGGGGAACGGACACCTTCGACGGCAGCGTACCGGCGCCTTGAGTCTGGTTGCCGCCTACCTTGCCCGCGGCGATGGATACGTTGCGAGATTTGGGGTTGCTGTAGTCCTGCATGATGTTCTCCAGGGTTTGCGCCTGCTGGCGCGGGTTGAAATTTGCAAAAAGTCCTGATGAAGGACTCGAATTCAGCACAAAAGACCGAGGCCCGCTGCGGCTTTACCCCGGAGCGGGCCTCGTTTTGTGCAGTTTTTGTGCAGTCAGCGCATTAAATTCGGGTTTGCCGGCCGCGAGGCGGCCTCTTCGTTCCACATTGACGCGGCGTCAAGTTCGGCCGTGTCGGCGGCTTGGCCGGGTTCCTCGGGCTGCTCGCCTCTGAGCATGTCACCCAGATATTCTAGGCATTCGTCCACGCTCTGGCACTGATAAACCTGCTCGCCGTCAACACTGACCACTGAGCCGCCCGCGTCGTCGATCTCAATCGTGATTGTCTTCATCGCTGCGCGACTCCTTAAAAATGCAAAAAGCCGCTCGGAAAGCGGCTTTTTTGGTGTTTTGGATACGGATTGATCCGCTCAAAGCGTACACCCACACCGTTTGCCCCGTCAAGCGCATAAGTACCGCTGTTTTTATTACTTTTAAATATAAAGCCTGTCGTTTTAAAACAACAGCTTAGGTATTGACAGTGCTATGACATGTCATGGCATAATGCAGTCATTGAAGCAACACACACCGAGCCGACCGGATGTCGGTATTTACCAGGAGATCAAAATGGGCAATCGCGCCGTTATCACGTTTAACACCACCGAATCCGCGCCCTGCATTTACCTACATTGGAACGGCGGTCGCGCCAGTGTTGAGGCATTTTTGCGGGTCGCCCGCCACCTGGAGCTAAATGCCTCAATGCGCGGCGGCGGTATCAATTTTGATTTACAGGCCCATACGCTGGACGCGTTGGCTGAAATTCTCGCCAAGCATTTTTTCAATTGCGAGGTCGGTTTTACGGTCTACCGGCAGACATACGGCAGCGCCGACACTGACAATTGGGATAACGGCGTCTACGTGATGAACCGGAATTTCGACATCGTGCAGCGGTTGTACATGCGCCACGCCGAGGAGGTCGACACAGCAAAAACCGCTGAGATTTACGGGCACATCCTCAAAAACATCGCGCTTGCCGACGCTCAGGGGATTTGATCATGCGCGTAAACGTGAATGAACTGGCAAACGGCGCGCTTGATTGGGCAGTTGGCTATATTCGGTGCCATCAAGTCACGGGAGGAAAGCCAATACAGGCCCGAGACTTGATGACAGCCGCCATGTGTAACGGGATGGCAAGCCCGTCAACCGACTGGTCCGAAGGTGGGCCAATCCTTGAACGCGAATGCATTGTCCTAGTAACGACTGAGTCTGGCCAGCTGTGGGACGCAAAACGCGCAGGCGTAGAAAACACCTATTACCGAGGCCCCACCCCCCTCATCGCCGCCATGCGCTGCTACGTTGCCAGCAAGCTCGGCGATGAAGTGGAAGTGCCGGAGGACTTAGAGTGAAAATCACTGAAAACATGGACCTGTATGCGCTCGCTGAACGAATTGGCCGCGACGCGACAACAGATGACGCTGCCGCTGTTTTGGATTTATTGCTCTCCGCAGGCCATACCGACACGTCTGAAATCGCTGAAAACACCTGGCTCGCCATCATCGACGCCGCTATTGCAAATACCCCGGAGAACTCAAAATGACCCGCACCGACTTGCTCTTCGTCGCGGTGTACGCCGCCGCGCTGATCGTCAGCCTCCTTGACCTATTTGTGTGGAGGCCGTAATGCCCGCTCAACCGCTTGATCTCGACCTTGACGCGTTCCTGGCGCTGGGTTGGTCGCCGGGCGTTCGCAACAAGCTGCAAGACATCGCCGCCCAGTCAGAAACCAAGCTCTTGCTAGCCTCTCAGAAATCCGGGAAGCTGGCGGCTTCGGTGTTCACTGAAGAGCCCGACAAGTTACCCGCTGGCGTCATGGCGGTGTGGCGCAAGGACGCCCAGCGCGACGCCGGGAAGTCAAAAACGCAGCAAGCGGTAGATTTGGTCCTTGCCCAAGGCTTGACGCCGCATGCGGCTGCCGCCGCGATGAAGGTTCACGCGTCTGCCGTGTACCGGGCGCTGACTAGGGCGCAAGAAAAGCCGCTTTGCCCCTGCTGCCGGCAGGCGGTGCGCGAGGGCTTCAGCGTTGACGAATCGGTGCTCAAAACTCAAGCTGCCGGGCAATCCGCTTCATGATGTCGGCGGCGACTTCCCGCTCCATCCGCGCGATTCTCTCCACGAGGTCGCGCTCTTTTTCTCCCGTCACGGCCCTCCTGCCCGCCCCCTGACAGCACTCACACGCCTCGTCCGACAGCATCGGAGTGCCGGCAACGACTTTGTACCCGCGGCCCTCGCACGGCAGACAGATGTCACTGGCCAGATGCGCCAGCACCCGGGCTACCATGTGGGGATCCTCTCCCCGCGCGATTAGCGCCTCGTAGACACGCGGAAGTTCTTTTTGGTCACCCCCATACCGCCACCTGAAAATGGACAGCCCTAAGGGGTTCTCCGCGCCCGCCAAGCCGCATGCGCGGACGATGTCGATGTCGCCAATATCTTCCGGCCCCACTTCGCCCAAATTGTCGCTGGTTTGCGCGGTTCCGATTCTTTCCCGTGATGTCATGCTGAAGCCCTCAACTCAAGGTGTTGAAAAAAAGCGTCCTGTTCGGCCTCCTTGTCGGCCAAGCGTTGAATCGCTTTCGGATCAACGAGGCCGTTAGCCGCCACAATTCGATAAATCCGCACGATCTCCCGCTGCCCGCTGCGGACAATGCGTTTATTCGCTTGGTCGTACAGTTCAAAGCTGGCGGGGACTGCAAACCAGACAATGGCGCTGAAGTGCGCCTGCAACCCGTCCACGCCGTGACCGGCCGCTTGCGGGTGCAATAACGCCAGTTGCACCCGGCCCGCTTTGGCCGCCGCCAAGCCGTCGTCGGTGGCAATGTCCACCGCTTTCGGGAACCGCCGTTGCAGCCGCTCGAGATCGTGCGTGTACCAGTACGCGATGATCAGCGGGCCGTCGATCTCGTTGACCAGATCCTCTAGCTCGTCAAGTTTCTCGTCGTGCAGCACGACGACCTTGCCGGCGTCGTCAAAAACCGCGCCTTGGCAAATCTGGTGCAGCTTGCCTTCGACGCTGCCTTGGCTGGCGGCGGTAAGCTCCAGCACGTCAAGGTCGATGACTTGCGTCCCCCTCAACGATTGGCACATGGCGCCGACGCTGGCCGGCAACGTCACCTCCCGGTCAATCGTCACGCTTTGCAACCCGAGATCCGGCGCCACGGCGAAATACAAATCTGCAATCCGGCCGTACAGCGCCGCCTCCATGCCCGGGCGCAATCTCCAGCTGTAGATTTGGCCGGTGTGTCGGTTTTGTTTATTTGGCTCAAGATACTCCGCCCGAAAACCGGTCAGGGTTTTGCCAAGGCGCTGACCTTGATCCAGCAAGAAGACCGGCGCGAAAAGCTCATGCGCGGTGCCGGGTCTGGGGCTCCCGCTCATCAAAACCATTCTTGCGCGGGTCTTGGCGCTGACGGCGTTCATGGCTTTCCACCCCACGCTGCCGCGCCGCCCGCCGTTTCGCAAACGGCTGGCTTCGTCAAACACCACCAAACCAAACGGCCATTGGTCCAGCCGGATCGACTGCATCAGCTCCGGGAAGAACTCAAAGCTCACCACCAAAACATTTCCCTGGCCGGCCAATACAGCCTCCAGGGCCGCGTTTCGCTCGTGAGATGGCCCGAGGTATTCCCTGAACCTGAAAAACCGCCCAAACGCCCATTTACGGGCTTCCTGAGCCCATTGCCGCACCACCCTCTTAGGGGCGACCACCAACGTTGCCTCAACCTCAAACCGGTCGAACATCAACGCGTCCATCAACGCCAGCACGATGCCCGTCTTGCCGGCCCCCGCTTTGGCCGCGAGATACCATCGCGGCGTACGCTCCCCGAACTCCAGGGCCGCCCGTTGGTAGGGCCTGAAATCATTCAAACATTGCATCGACGGCCCCCACCGAATCGACCACGCGCACATCCGCCCCCAGCGCGGTCAGCATCCCGTGGACCCGCTGCTGCAACGGCGTCGGGCTTTTTCCCGGCGCCTTTAGTTCAACAAAAACGATCTTTCCTCCCGGCAAGAACACAATCCGGTCGGGCACGCCGCTCATTGCCGGGGCCACCCACTTGATTGCCAGTCCGCCCGCTTGTCGGGCTTTGTTGACCAGTCGTTGTTCGATTTTCTTTTCCAGCATTGCGTCTCCTTTCCAGTCGCGTCGTGTGCCGTGTGACAGGTGTGACAGGTTTTATAGGTCGGTCAGCCTCTATACGCGTGTGCGTTTTTTTTAAACTGCCCACACACATCTCACATATGCGCGCTACCTCTATACCTGTCACACCTGTCACACAACCTGTAAAACCTAGGTAAATCAAGGCGTTACGCGTGTGACAGGTGCTGTGACAGGTGCTGTGACAGGAACCCCCTGGACCGCCTGTCACAGAAAAGTCACTGCAAAAAGTCTTCCGCCGCGTCCGCGGTGCGATTCAAGCGTGTGACAGCTTCCAAAATATCGACCGCCGAGCTTTCGTGCACCCAGATCCTGCACCAGGTGCCAAGCGCTCTGCGCCGTCCGGCGAAACGGAATCCCAGCCGGGTCAGCAAACCATTCAATCGGGTCGATGCCGGCCCGTCATGCCCGGCAGCCACCAACGCTTTTGTGAAATGAGCCGAACTGATCACTCCCGCCGTGATGCCAACGTCGCCCCGCTCGATTAAGTCTTCGGCCGCCATCTCGATGTCGCTTTTCGACAGTTCGACAACAGTCTTTTTCGTCTCGGTGTCCGGGGCCCGGCCGTTGGCGTCGAACTCGGGATGCAACTGGAACTCCAGCAGCCACTGGCGAATCGCGCCTGCGTGGTCATGGACGGCGTCGAAAAGGCGCTTGAAGTACCCGCCTTGCGTCAGCTTTTGGGCCTCGGCCGCCGTCAAACGACTGGAAAGAAACATGTACCGGCGGTCATTGGCGTCCACCGGGGCCCCGTCCAGGTAGTTCGAAAAAATGATGTAGTTGGAGACGTTCGGGGCGGTGTAGCTGGCCTTGCCCTTGGGGTGGATTTCGATTTGGGAATTGGTGATGTAGGGCTTGAGCCGGTTCATGATGTCGAACTTGTTATGCCCGTGCTGCTTCATCTCCTCGATCGCCACCAGCGCGTAGCCGGTCGCCCAGTCCGTGAAGTTAGACTCCAGCGTGGAGCCGTTGAGCATGCGGACGTTTTGCCCGCCCATAGCCGCCCCGACCAGCTCACTGAAGAACGACTTCCCGTCGCCTGGAACGCCATGAACATACGGGGCCCAGCGGACCTTTGCCCCCGGGTGCTGGACGTTCCACGCAATCCAGCTCATCAAAAGCTGCCGCTCGCGCTCGTCGGCCAAGTACGTGACGAGGTGCTGCTGCACGGTCTCGATCGCCGCCTGGTCCGCCGCCGTCAGGACCGACGGCACCTCGGGCACCGACTCCGGGCGGTACAGGTTGACCCACTCAAGGCCGAACATGCAAAAGGTCGCGCTGGCGCCCGGCATGTAGGCTTTGTGCGCCACCACGGGCATGTCCCAGAACTCGACCGCCCACTGGTCGGCCCGCTCACGGCTGCCTTGTGCGTCAATTGGCATCAGCCGGTTGTGCATTGAGCGAAAACCCAAGCCAGTGACTTCTTGCTTGGTCTCGGTGTTGAAGAACTTGTCGCCGTCAGTGACGTACACCCACGGCTTGGCCCAGTCGGGCATGGGCGCCGTGCCCTCGACCGAGCGGGGCTTGAGCCAGGCGCGCACGTCAGTGATCCGCAGCGAGGGCACGCCGAGATCCTTGCCGCGCAGCTGGATAGCCTTGGCAAGGATCTCCCGCTCGACAGCGGTCAGCTCCAGCGCGCTGGCGATCTTGACGGCCACTTGGTCTTGCAGGTCGCGGGGGTCGGTGCAGACGGCGATCGCCTGCTTGAACGCCTCCAGCAAGTCATCACGCTCGGCGCGCACGGCTTGCTTGCGCTGGCCTTCGGTCTGCTTGAGAAGCGAGGCGAGCGTCAACGCGCCGCGGCCACTGGCGCGCTGGCCGTGGAAGCTGTCCCACTTCTCCGCGCACACGGTCTCGGCGTACTTGCCCGACGCCGCCGACCACTGGTCCCACGCCTCCAGCCACTCCGTGTCGCCTTGGCCTTGGTGGTGCAGCGCCTGCCCGATCGCCAGCCACTCGGCGTACCCGCAGTCCGGGTCCAGATGCGGCAGCACCTCGTCGATGACGCGGTCCAGATCCCAGCCCTCGAGCGGCGGCTTGTACAAAGCCAGCGCCCGCTCGGCGGCGTCGCCGGTCAGCGCGACCGGCTCGGACAAATCCTCGTCAAACACCTTGTGCACAAACCAGCTGACGTCCTGCACGTCGGCGGGTAAGCCCGCATGGCCGTTGACGCCGTGGCCGGTGACGGTGAAATAGCGGCCGTCGCGGTACATCTCGACGCCCACCTCCTTCTTCGTCCTTGACCCGTCAAGGTTGGTGCGGGTGAACAGCTTGATACCGTTGCCAGAAGGCGACACTTCCGCGTAGCCCTCAACCTTCTCCAGCAGCTCCGTGGCCAGCGCCGACAGATACCCGGTGTGCGGATCGCGGCAGTCGTCCAGATCGATGCCTTGGACATCGTCGCCGAGCACGATTCCGATGCCGTCGAAGTCGCCCAGGATCAGCGCGTCGGCGGCCTCGTCAAACGTGGTCCAGGTTGCGGGCTTGATCGAGCTGGCGGCGTAGCCCTCGGCGGTCATAGGGAGTTTGGCCCACACTTTTTCGCCGTTGGGCTTGGTGCGCTGCACGTATTTCCAGCAGACCCAGCGATTAATCGCCCGCAGGTCGGCGGGAACGCTCCCCAGTTGAACCGGTAGCGCCGTTGGCTTTTTTGTTGTTGTCATCGGCCCCACCTTTTAGTGCTGGCCGGGGTTTCTTGGCGCCAGCCACGCCGGCGACAGCAGGGCTTTGCGTAGACCATTCAAGCTGTCTGACAAGATCAACGCAGCGGTCACGATGGCTTGGTCTTCGGGGTCGATGTTGTTGTGCTTGCACACGTCCTGACAATCTTTCATCAGTTCGTTGAAGTACTGCTGGCGCATTCCACTCACGGGAGCTCCTTAATTGAATGCCGCGATCCGCGCGGTTCGGTGCTGATAGAGAAATGGTCCCGGCTGACGCGACCCGTGCCGGGGAACAGGTGTGCGCAAGGCCGCGCCTGCCCGAGGAAATTAGGAAGGGTAAGTAGCGCAGATAATCATGTCGGCTTCCTCAATGCACATTCGGACTGGTGGGCAGCAGATGCAGCAGCGCGCGCTGCACCGCATCGCGCAGGGACTCCACCGCCATGTCGTCACAACGCAACAGCACATGGGTCACGTCGCCGCCGTCATCAACGGCAAACACAAGCTCGTCGCCCTCGCTCATTGCCTGCAGCGCCTCCAGCGACAACGACAACCGCACCTCGGTCACGCGCCGCACCGCAACGCGCCCCAGTTCAAATCCGGGCGCATGTGTTCTGCACGGACGGGGGCACCCAGCTCGCGGGCCAAGGCTTCAAGGTCGGGCACCCGGTCAGCCGGGATCCGGCCAGACGCCGACCACAGCGACACGGCCTGCGATCGGACGCCAAGCCGACGCGCCACAAACGTCGGCCCGCCCAGGGCTTGAATGATTTCCTTAATGCTCATGGCGCAAAATGTTAGCACTGCTTTCAATTCCAGTCGGAACTTTTTTCTTAGCGACATCAAACAACGTTGCGCCTTGCTCCCGCGTGATCGGCGCAAGCCCCCCGACAGACGCGCTGTCTGGCGTTGTGCGGTTACTCACTCAAAAGTAAAGTATTTGCCGTTTTTCATCCGGTGCTTGCGTTCGGTCAACAATGTAAGCTACACTTCCGTTCAGCAAGTGCCGCTTACAAAAGGAGGAACAAGTGCCGAAACACATTCTGGATCCTGATTTCAAGTACGTGCCCGCAGCCAAGACCAACGCCGAGTACTTGGCCAAGAAATTCAAACGCATTGAGCGTGAACTGAAGCAACAGCAGCAATCCCCGCGCAACCCCGAGGTGGGAATCGTTCGCCCTTTGCAGTGGAGCCGCGGATGAAGCGTGACAACTACCGCCACGCCAACGACATGGACCTGCTGATTGAAGCCGGCCGCCATTCCGGCGACGCGCTGATTGCCGAGCTGGCTAAACGCTTGGAACAGAAGCTGACCCTGGCCGAGCACTACAACGAAAAAGTGCTGCGGCTTAAGCAGCAGTGCGACAGAAAGTATCCCGACTGCGACTGCGAATTCGACGATTGACCCACCCACAACCAAAGAGATGGCAACCATGATCAACCTGCATTTACAACTTGAATCACCCGCCCAGCTGGCAGCAGTCGCTGCTGCGCTGGGTCAGATCGGCATCGTGCCGGCCGTCGCGGCCGCCAACGTCGTGCTGCCGGCGGAGGACAAACCCGCCAAGAAGGCCAAGCCCGCGCCTGCCGCTGAAGCGCCACCCGCGCCCACGCCAGAAGAGGCAGTCGCCGACGCTGCCCCCGTGGCAGAGCCGACCGTCACGCTTGAGCAAGTGCGCGCCAAGTTGGGCGAGATCACGCAGAGCGGCAAGCGCGCCGAGGTCAAGGCGCTGCTGGAGAAGCACGGCGCAGCCAAGCTCACCGATCTGGACAAAGCGCAGTACGCCGCCGTGCTGGCGGATGCGGAGGCGCTATGACTACCGCGACCATCATCATCAAAGACAACGGCAACGAGATTCAGATTGAAGGTCACCTTGAGCCAGCCAACGCGATTGATTTGCCGCCGACGCCAGCCGTGATCATCGGTTCGTATCTCGCCGCGAACATGGAGCGCGTCTGTAAAGACGCGATGACGTGGATGAATCAACAGACGATTGCGCCGCTAGGCGATGAGCCAGGCATTCCAACTTCCATCCTAATTGACGGGGGCCGGTGATGGGCGACATCTGGGTATGGCTGCTGGCCATGTTGGTTGTCGTCGCAGTAGTGCTGGGGGCGATGAACTTTGCTTACCTTGCCGGCCTGCGGGACGGGCGCGACGCCGCCGAAACGCGCCACCGGACCAAGCGCGGGATCTGGTGAGCCCGACGTGGCGACCGTTTGCCCGCGACTTAAAAGGAATTGAGATGAAGACCATCCCCATCCACGCCGAGCGCGCTCACGCGAAGCTCTCCGCCAGCGGCTCGAAGAAGTGGCTGACCTGCACCCGCAGCGCGGCATTGGAAGACCAGTTGCCGGACGTGCAGACCGAGTTCAGCAAGGAGGGCACGTTCGCGCACGAGGTTTTTGAGCATGTGCTAACCGCCTATCTCGAGGGCCAGCATGAGGCCGATCTGTCGCGGTTCCAGAGCAATGCGTTTATGTCAGAGGATCTGCGCGACAACGTCGCCGCGGCAGTGACTCGGGCGATTGACGCGATTGAAGCGGCCCGTGCGCGCTGCAAGGATCCGGTAATCATGGTCGAGAAGCGCCTGGACTTTAGCGCTTGGGTGCCCGAGGGTTTTGGCACTGGCGACTTGGTCATCGTCACTGACGATCTGGTTGAAGTGATGGATCTGAAGTACGGCAAGGGCGTCCCGGTCGAGTGCGAAGGCAACACCCAGATGCAGCTCTACGCGTTGGGTGCGTACAACGAGCTCGCGCACTTGTATGACATCCGCCGCGTACGCATGACCGTGCTGCAGCCTCGGCTGGACAACTGGGCCGACAGCGAGCTGCTGGTCGAAGACCTGCTGGAGTGGGCCGACAAGTACGTTAAGCCCCGTGCGCAGCTGGCCTGGGATGGCAAGGGCGATCTGGTTCCCGGCAGCCACTGCACAGACGGCTTTTGCCGTGCGCGTTACCAGTGCCCGGCGCGGGCCGAGGCGGCGCTTGCAGTGGCCAAGCAGGAGTTCGCGCTCAAAGCGCCGGAGCTGCTGACGCTGTCGCAGCTGGTCGATGTCTTGTCCAAGGCCGACATGGCGATCAAGTGGCTGCAGGACGTGCAAACCTACGCGCTCAAGCAGGCCGAAGGCGGGCATGACATCGCTGGCTACAAGCTGGTTGAGGGCCGCAGCAATCGCAAGTACAGCGACGCCGACGCCGTTGCCGAACGCTTGATTCAGTCCGGCGTTGATGAGGCCGTGATCTACGAGCGCAGTCTCCTCGGCATTACCGCGATGGAGAAGGCGATCGGCAAGAAGAAGTTCGCCGAGCTACTGGGTGACTTGGTCACCAAGCCAGCCGGCAAACCAACGCTGGTGCCTGTCGATGACGGGCGTCCGGCAATCAGTTCTGTGGCGTCCGCCGCCGCAGACTTTTCGTGAAACAGCTCACTAGCAGGGAGGAACCCACATGAGCGCAAAATCCAACCCCACCAAGGTCGTCACCGGCAAGGTGCGTCTGTCGTACGTCACCGTCTTCGAGCCCAAGCCCGATGACCAAGGGCGCCTGAAGTATTCGCTGTGCGTGCTGATCTCTAAGAGCGACACGGCCAAGGCCGCCATCGAGGCCGCACGGCAGGCTGGCAAGGACGGCAAGTGGGGCGGCAAGATCCCCGCAGGTCTGAAGATGCCGCTGCGCGATGGCGACACCGAGCGCGACAGCCCCGAATACAAGGGCTGCTACTTCATCAACTGCAACAGCCAGCAAAAGCCCGGCGTGGTCGACGCTGACCTCAACCCGGTGCTGGATCAGAGCGAGGTGTACTCCGGCTGCTACGGCCGCGTGTCCATCAACTTCTACCCGTACGACCAGAAAGGCAACAAGGGCATCGGGGCGGGTCTGCAGAACGTGCAGAAGCTGGAAGACGGCGACGCCCTGTCCGGTCGTTCGCGCGCCGAGGACGACTTCAGCGACGCCAGCGAAGACTTCCTGGCCTAAGTGTTACGGGGGAAAGCGGATGCCGTTACCTGAAGCGCGCGGTCGGGTTGGCCACGACAACGGACGCAGCGAGTACCCCACCTAATTACAAAGGAGTGTTTATGCAAGACGAAAAGCAAACCCAGCCGCCAATTCTCAACATGCAGATGACGCCTGCCGGCATTGAGCTCGCCATTGCCGCGCTGCGCAAGCTGCCCCATGAGCAGGTTGACCCGCTCGTACAAGAACTGTGGGCGCAGTACAAGCAGCAGATGCAGCAACTGGTTGAGGTCGTGAAGACCGCGCCGGACGGCATCATTGATGCCACCCCCACCACTACTAGCGAGGTCGGCTCTGCCGAGTTGTGGTGAGGTTTCTTAGCATCTGCAGCGGCATAGAAGCCGCATCGGTGGCGTGGAAGCCGTTGGGCTGGAAGGCGGTTGGATTTTGCGAGATCGAACCGTTTCCTGCTGCGGTCTTGCGGCACCACTACCCGGAGGTGTTGAACTTTGGGGACATGACCCAGCTGGTTGACCTGCTGGGCATGGGGTTAATTGAACTGCCGGACCTGCTGTGCGGCGGGACGCCGTGTCAGGCATTTTCGGTGGCGGGTTTGCGTCGGTCTCTTGAGGACGAGCGCGGCAACTTGTCACTCGTTTTTTGTGAGATCGCCAATGCAATCGACAAACATCGCGCTGCAGCCGGACTTGTTCCCGGAATCGTCTTTTGGGAAAACGTCCCCGGAGTTCTCAACACCAAAGACAACGCCTTTGGATGCTTTCTGGCAGGGCTTGCCGGTGAAGATGGTGAGCTCCAGCCACCAAGGGGCAGGTGGGAGAACGCTGGTTGTGTGTATGGTCCCGAAAGAGCAGTCGCGTGGCGCATCCTCGACGCCCAATATTTCGGAGTGGCCCAACGACGCCGCCGTGTGTTCGTTGTCGCAAGTGCTCGAGACGGGTTTGATCCCGCCGCGGTTCTTTTTGAGTTCGACGGCCTGCGCCGGGATTCTGCGCCGAGCCGAGAAGCGGGGCAAAGAGTTGCCAATGCCCTTACGGATCGCGCTGACCGCGGTGGCACAAACAGCGAAGGGCAGCGACTGATCACGCAACCCTACGCCGTCGCCAACTGCCTGACCGCGCGGATGCACAAGGGCATCAACAGCACGCTGGATGAGGGGCAGACGCCGGTGGTGACGCACTCCCTGCGCGGCGAAGGCTTCGACGCCAGCGAGGACGGCACGGGGCGGGGGACGCCGTTGGGGCCGGTGCAGCCGTACACACTGGCGCTACGCGGGCGCGAAGGCTTGCCGCAACTTGAGTACCGTCAAGACGGCACAGCAAATGCGCTGCTGACGCCGAACGGAGGCCGGGGTGGCATCGGCGTGGGTGCCATCGCCTTCCACCCCACGCAAGACCCGATCAGCAGCGCCGATGGCACAACGCACGCCAACGGCGGCGGGCAGATGGCGGTAGCGTTCACGACTGAGCAAACGCCAAAGTTTAACCATGACCAAGCGCTGACGCTCACCAAGCAGTCACCGACCGGCGGTGGGCAAGTTCAGTCGGTGATGACCGCAATGCAAGTGCGCCGCCTAACCCCAGTCGAGTGCGAGCGCTTGCAGGGCTTCCCCGACAACTACACCGCCATCCCGTGGCGCAAGAAGCCCGCCAGCGAATGCCCTGACGGCCCGCGTTACAAAGCACTGGGCAACTCATGGGCGGTGCCAGTGGTGCGCTGGATCGGGGCGCGCATTGAAATGCATCTGGCGGGGTTGCTATGACCACACTCCGCATTGACTTGGAGACCTTCAGCTCCGTCGACCTGAAGAAGTGCGGCGTGCATAAGTACGCAGCGGCTGAAGATTTTGAGGTGCTGCTGTTCGGCTACGCGTTCGATGACCAACCCGAACAGGTCTTTGATCTGGCGCGTGGAGAGAAACTGCCGCGTCACGTCTTCGACGCGCTGACGGATCCGACGATCCTGAAAACCGCCTACAACGCGGCTTTCGAGATCGCCTGCCTGTCGCGCCATGTGGGTCGGCAGCTTGACGCTGCGCAGTGGCACTGCACCTCAGTGCATGCGCTGTACTTGGGGCTGCCCGGCAACCTGGGCGAGGTGGGCAAGGTAGTAGGGCTGGCCGAGGACAAGCAAAAGCTGATGTCGGGCTGGTCCCTGATCCGTTACTTCTGCCTGCCGTGCAAACCGACCAAGAGCAACGGCGGCCGCAAGCGCAACCTGCCGCAGCACGACCCGGCGAAGTGGGATCTCTTTGTCGAGTACTGCCGGCGCGACGTTGAGACAGAGCGCGAGATCGCAAAGAAGCTGGCCAAATTCCCGCTGCCGGAAATTGAGCACCAGCTGTGGGCGCTGGACCAGCAGATGAACACGACCGGCATTCGCATGCACCGCCAGCTGGTGGTCAACGCCATCGAGATGGACGCAGTATTCAAGCAGCGCCTGCTTGACGAGGCAATGCAGCTAACCGGGTTGTCGAACCCGAACTCCCGCGACCAGCTGCTGGCGTGGCTGCAGGAGGAACTTGAGGACGCCAGCATCGAGGACTTGACCAAGAAGACGGTCCCCAAGGTCTTGGCGGGCACTGACAGCAACGTCGTGCGCCGCGTGCTGGAGCTGCGCCAGCAGCTGGCCAAGACCTCGGTCAGCAAGTACCAAGCAATGCTGCGGGCGATGGGCGACGACGACCGCGTGCGCGGGCTCACGCAGTTCTACGGCGCGAACCGCACCGGGCGCTGGGCCGGGCGGCTGGTACAGGTACAGAACCTGCCGCAGAACAAGCTCAAGGACATTGATCTTGCGCGGCGGCTGGTGATTGCGGGTGACCTTGAGACGCTGGAGATGATGTTCGGCAACGTCGCCGACACGCTTTCGCAGCTGATCCGTACCGCCTTCGTTCCGAGTCACGGCCACACGTTCGTGGTCGTTGATTTCAGCGCGATCGAAGCGCGCGTCATTGCGTGGCTGGCGTGGTGCAAGTGGCGGCTGGAGGTGTTTGAGACGCACGGCAAGATCTACGAAGCGTCAGCCGAGCAGATGTTCAAGCTGCCTGCCGGGAGCGTCACCAAGAAGTCGCCGTACCGGCAGAAGGGCAAGATCGCCGAACTTGCGCTGGGCTACCAAGGCGGGGCCGGTGCGCTCAAGACGATGGGCGCGCTTGAGATGGGCATCCCCGAGGAGGAGCTTGAGCCGATCAAGCAAGCGTGGCGCGCCGCGAACCAAGAGATCGTTGACCTCTGGTACGCCTGCGAGCGCGCAGCCAAGGAGGCGGTGCGCCACAAGGCCGTCGTCACGCTGTCGATCGCCGACGGCCGTGCGCAGCTGGTGTTTAGCTACGAGAGCGGGTTCCTGTTCATCACGCTGCCCAGTGGCCGCCGGCTGGCGTACGTCAAGCCGCGCATCGAGCAGGAAGACTTGTACCGCGAGAAGGCCGACGGCAGCCGCTACGTCGTGGCCAGCGCCGGGTCGCTGACCTACGAAGGCATGGACCAGAAGACGAAGAAGTGGACACGGCTGGCGACCTACGGCGGCAAGCTGGTGGAAAACATCACGCAGGCCATTGCGCGTGACTGCCTGCGCGAGTCAATGCTGGAGATGGATGCTGCGGGCCTGCGCATGCTGACCACCGTGCATGACGAGATCGTCATCGAGCACGAGGACGGGCCAGCTGGCTTGACCGCAGCCGAGGCCGTGATGGCGCGCCCGTTGCACTGGGCGCCGGGCTTGACGCTGCGCGGCGATGGATTCGTAACCCCCTACTACATGAAGGAGATCGACTGATGGAATACGGAACGGAACTGCTGGAAGCGCAGGGCGGCGGCAGAGGCAACACGCCTGAAGCGATGGCGGTGGGCGGGGTGAAGTATGACAACGGCAAACCCCGCATGGACCTGTTGGACTCCTATGCCGTTGAGCAGTTGGCGGCGGTGCTGACGTTTGGCGCGCAGAAATATGACTCGCACAACTGGCGCAAAGGCATTGCAAAGAGCCGGCTGATTGCTGCTGCATTGCGCCACTTGTTTGCTTACTTAGGCGGCGAAGACACAGACCCCGAAACAGGACTGTCGCACGCGGCACATGCGATGTGCTGCTGCATGTTCCTGCTCGGACTAGAACACCGTATTGAACTTGACGATCGTTGGAAGGGAGAGAAGCATGGCAATTGATCACTTAAAGCTGCTCCGGGCGGAAGACCTAGCGGCCCTGCTCGGCCGCGCGCCCAGCACCATCAAGAGCGACGTTCGCCGCCGGCCGGAGACACTGCCGCCGCGGTTCCAGGTGCCCGGCACCAACCGCTTGCGCTGGCTAGAGGCCGACGTGGTGGAGTGGGTGGCCAAGCAGCGCGAGTTGTCGAAGCAGGGACGGTGATGCGCCGCGCCAAACCCGACGGCCGCTTCGTCGCCGAACAGGCGGCGCGCATGAGCCAGCTGTTGCAGCAACGCGGGGCCATCCCGCGAGAGGAATTGGAGTACGTGGCCGAGCGCGTGGCCAAGATGAAGGACGATCGGCTCCAAGCTGCAGTCGCCGGGCTGATCGGCTGGGGTGACGAGGAGCGTGCTGAGATCGAAACGTTTGTGGCGATTGCGATCGAGGTGATGAAGAAAACAAACGTGTCGAAACTGCGCGAAGCCGCTCAAGTAGTGGAGCTGCGGTTTCACTTGAACGAAATTACTACGCAGTCAAAGGGGAGATATGGAGACTAAGTTTTGTACTGCGTGCCAGTGTTTGCGCAACCCCGAAGGAGGCGTGATCCGGGAGAGCGGCAGGACCAAGCGCTGGATATGCCAGCTTTGCGTTGCAAAGAAAAGTGAAAGCATCTATCGGAGGACAGTCAAAAATGAAAAAGTTTTTATGGATGATGGCCCTGGTTTGCGCAAGCGCGCAGGCCGATGACTACCTTGTTGCGCCTACCGTAGCCGGCGGCGAGATTGTCCTGACGTCGCAGAAGCCCAAACACTGCAAGGGCTTATTTTTTATGTACGTAGTAGGCCCGGACCAAGACGTCTCCTACGGCTGCTGGACCTCACTGAACGGCATGGTGCATGTTCGATATGACGACGGTACGCGCCGTGTCTACGATCACAAGGGATGGGCGCTGCGCAAGGGGGCACTTTAATGGGTAGCAGCCTAGAAGCAATGAGGCTGGCACTGCAGGCGTTTGAGTCTGGCCGCGCTGCTGATCGAGCGGAGGCGATGACGGCATTGCGAGATGCGTTGCGTCACCCGAAACAGGAGCCTCAGACCAGAGCGGCAGAGCTGCACGCACTAAAAACAGAATTATGGAGGGCTCCGCCAAGCCGCGAATGGGTCAGCCTGACGGACGAGGAGCTTGATTATTGGGTTGGCAGCAACCGCACGAAGAAAGCATTGTGCAGAGCTATTGACGCTGCACTGAAGGAGATGAACACATGAACAACTTATTCAAACCGCATCAGTGCCCGAGATGCTTGGGCCTGTTTAAAGTGGGCGACAAATTCTGGAATGACTCTGGAACCGTCTATCACTGGCTTTGTTGGGTTAATAAATCCAAGGAGAAAAAATGACAGACCGAGAATTACTGGAGTTTGCTGCTAAGGCTGCGGGGTTGGAGTTTGACAGATCGCCGCACAACGGCGGGGGCAGCGGGAACACCGGCTTTGACATGATGGGCAATGCCGTACTGGACTGGCACAACAATACGATATGGAACCCACTCACCGACGACGGCGATGCGCTGCGGCTGGCGGTGAAACTGCGGATCAAGTTTAGGTACAGCGAGGTTCTTGGGCAAGGATTGGCGTGTACTGGCAGGAGCCCAGATTTTGAAGCGCAGGCCAACATTGAGGATTTCGGACGCGACGAGGTGGCTTGCGTCCGCCGCGCCATTGTCAGGGCAGCTGCTGAGATTGGGAAGGCGAGCATATGACTAAAGACGACATCATCCGCATGGCGCGGGAGGCTGGGTTTAATCCTGTGTCGTTTATGGGTGGAAATTTTGAATTGTTCAAACGTTACACCGCCCTTGTCGCCGCAACCGAGCGCAATCGCACATGGACACAAGCACACTGGACGGAGTACGAGCGCAGCATTGCAGCAGCAGAGCGTGAGGCTTGTGCGAAGGTGTGTGAACAAAAACGAATGGTGAAGGGCGGTGAGGTATTTGCCGCAGCAATCAGAGCAATGGGGGAAAAATGAACTGGCTGAAAAACAAAATATGCGACTGGTTTCATGTTGGCGGCGACGTGAAACGCGACTACTCTGGACGGATCAACTGGCAGTGCCGCACGTGTGATCGGTGGGCGGAACCAGTTGACCTAGCAACCGAACTTTTGATCGTTGAGGCGGATATTAGAAAAGCTATCCGCGCAAGGGAGAAGAAATGACTAAAGACGATGGTTATTACTGCGTCGTATGCGGGAAATTATTGAAGAACGAGGGGAGCGTGATTGTTCACGACGACATACCGCACCCACTAGGCATGACATTTGACGAAGAGGAAAATCCGCAATGACACATACTTTGACACCAAAAGCCGTTAATGAATTGAAAAAGCTGCACAACAAATATCTGGAAGAAGGCCAGAGTATGTACGCCCAGGTACTGGAGCTACACGGTAAATGCCTTGAGTTGCAGCAGAAAATACAAGAGGCGGAAGGGCCGGAATACGACCCTATCCCGTTGATCTTTGGTTCGGGCTTTTGGATTGACCCGGAGCTCTGATGAGACGGCGCGAATTCATCCCACACCCGCTGCTAGATACGCTCATAGAGAGGTTTGAACTGCGCAACGATTCGGCACTGGCTAGGTTTTTGGGCTGCGCGCCGTCCCGCATTTCAAGAATACGCAGCGGGGATACCCCAGTTGGCGTCGGGTCAATCCTGCGCATTCATGAAACCACCGGCATGCCGATCGCCAAAATCAAGATCCTGCTGGGGCTGAGAAGTCAGTCCAGTGTTGACGCAGTAAACAAGAAGGCCACATGAATTTTATCTGCCCGCTACCCCGCACGCCGCGGCGGCGTTGAAGCAACTGGAGAAAGAATGAATAAGATTGAATTTGGAGACTGCCGCGAGACGATGCGGCGATGGGCCGCTGAAGGGGTAAAGGTACAGACCTGCGTGACGAGCCCACCTTATTTTGGCCTGCGTGACTACGGTCACCAAGGGCAAATTGGCCTGGAACAGACGCCAGAAGAATATATTGGCGCGATGGTAGCAGTATTCAGGTGCGTGCGGGATGTGCTGGCCGACGATGGGACGCTGTGGCTGAACATTGGAGACAGCTATGCTGCAAACCGGGCGTACCAAGTTCCAAGCACCAAAGGCATCAAACCCAAAGACTTAATCGGCATCCCCTGGATGCTCGCTTTCGCCCTACGCGCAGACGGTTGGTATCTGCGGCAGGACATCATCTGGCACAAACCGAACCCAATGCCCGAGTCGGTGCGCGACCGCTGCACCAAGTCGCATGAGTACATTTTTTTGATGTCGAAGTCGGAGAGGTATTTCTTTGACAGCGAGGCGATGAAGGAACCGGCAGTCAGCGAGAAACCGGCTGGCAACAAGCGCCACAAATACGCCGACGCATACGAAGCCGGTACCAGCGAGGAACACCGCACAAAATCCGGCTTACTGGCACTGACCGGCGTCGAGTGGGAAAAGCGCAACCGCCGCAGCGTATGGACCGTTGCCACACGCCCATACAAAGGCGCACACTTCGCCACGTTCCCCCCGGCCCTAATTGAGCCCTGCATCCTATCTGGGTCACGGCCGGGAGACGTCGTGTTGGACCCATTCATGGGAAGCGGGACAACGGCCGCCGTCGCCTTGCAACACGGAAGACAGTATCTCGGCTGCGAGCTAAACCAAGAATATGGTCCGCTGCAAATTGAACGTATCCGAGCAGCAACACAAGCCACAGCTAAAAATACACAGGCCGCGCTATTTGAAAACGTAGCTCCGCGAGACAAAATCTCTAGCCCAGCTTGTCCGCCAGATCGTTGACGGTCGGGTTGTAGTAGAACTTCAACGACTGGAGCGACTTGTGGCCGGTAACGGCTGACAGCTCCAGGACGTTGGCAAACTTCTTGGCCAAGCGCGAAATTGACTCGTGCTTGATGTCGTAAAAGCGCAGGTCCGCATCTTTCAGCCCCGCCTTCGCACGCAACTCCCGGTAGTACGCGCCCAACGTCCCGGCCGTGATCGGGATCATGGCCTCGTCTGGCCGCTTGTCCTTGATCAACGTGGCCACGATCTTGATGGCGCGCTTGGACAGCGGCACCTCGCGCCCGCTGCCGTTCTTGGTCTCGCCCTCGTGCAACACGATGCAGCGCCGATCGAGCTTAACATCTTGGACCTTGGCCCCGCAAAACTCGCTTGGGCGCATCGCCGTCTCCAGCCCGAGCAGCAAAGCGTAGGGCACGTAATCACGGCCAGCGGCTGGCGCGGCGTCCTCATCAAAGCTGGCCGCCTTCAGGAACGCGTCAAGCTCGTGCGCTTCCCAGCGCCGCCGCCGGTATTTGACGCCGCCGCCCTCGGGCCGGGCCACTTCCGTGACCGGATTGACGCCACCATTGAAAACGTAATCCCACTCTTCCATGGCGTAGGCGAAGACGGCGGAAAGCAAGTTCATTTCGCGGTTGACGGACTGCGGGGCAACTTGCTGGACGCGAGCTTTGCGCCACTCGCGCAGGTCAGAAGGGTGGAGCTGCTTGATCTGCAGCTTCATGAACGCAGACTCGCGCAAGAATTTGTTGATGCGGTTGCGCTCCCACTTGCCGCCCTTGCGGCCAGGGCAAACCTCGTCGCGGAATTTCTCGAACACCGAACCCACGGTGTCGCGCGCGGATTTGTCGGAATCCCGGTATTTGCGGGAGTCCATCTGGGCCTCGGTGGTCGTGGCCCACTTCTTCGCTGCCGCCTGCGTGGGGAAGATCTTCGAAACCGTCTTGTAGCCAGCCTTGCGCACCACGGCGCGGTAACGGCCGTCCGGGCGCTTCTCGGGATACGCGCTGATATGTGCCATCTCTGCTCCTTGTTATCCCTGCACAGGAACTGCACAGGGTTTATGGAGCGAAGTGTACATTCAACGGCTTACGCGTGCAAATTGAGTCCCTTCCTGGGCACCAGCGTACAAGGGTTTACGTTTCGCTTCAACGACTTAACGCGTGCAAAGCACTGCACACGCGTACAGGGGAGAGCAGCGCCGTAGCGGCAGCAGTCCACAAAAACCGCTCACGGCGCGGCGCTCTCCTTAGCGTCCCGGACCCGGTCGTTGAACCGTTTCATCCGGGCCGTGATCTGGGCCTCGAGGAGCTTGATCGACTCCTTTGAGGCGCCGCGCTCAACCATCCTGCGCTTCTTTTCCTTCAGCTCGCGCACTTGGGTGTCGATGCTGTTGGCCTGGTTGACCAGCCGCGCCTCCGGGTTCTCCCGGCGGTACTCGTCGATCCCACCTTGGCCCGACTTGCGCCGGCCCTTGATCTCAGCCTCGTGCTCGTTGAGATCCGTGATGTTCGCATAGAAGCGGTTGGACTCGGCCGCGCTCGACTTGGTGTCGCCGTAAAAGCGCCCAAACAGTGGGATCTTGTACGACGGCAGTTCCTCGCCAGTGACTGCCGAGGTGACGGATTGCTCGACCTTCATCGCCTCCCGGCCCACGCCGCCCGTGGCCTGGCCGATCAGGTAGTCGATCTGGTCTGGCGTCGGGGACAGTAGGCCCTTCTTGAACTCCGTGCCGCCGGTAGCCAAGTTCAGGTAATACGACAGCTGCTTAGAGAACCAGCTGGCCGTCTCGCGCGTGCGCAGGTAGCCCGGGGTGGGGGCGAGACTGCTGCGGTCGTCCTTGGCAATCGGCTTGCCGGTAAAGTCGCGGTTCTCGGACAGCGCCGCGATCGGGTCAACGAGGGTCGGGGTCAGCGTCTGCACGCTCCAGCCCGCGTTGCCGATCGGGTTGAACGCGTCCAGCAGCGCGCCGGTAATCTGGCCGATGCGCTGGGCCGGATTGCGGAAGCCCGACAGCACGAACTCAGTCAGCACCCGGCTGGTGTTCGGGATGATGTGCAAGCCCAGCGGCATCGGTATTTGCAGGTACTTGCCATCCTTGAGCGGGATGAGCAGGTTGCGCTCCCGGACAAACTCTGGCGGCTCGTCCTCATCGTACCCAGCGGCGGCCAGCAGCACCGCCTGCATTGCGCCCAGCAGCAAGCCCCCGCCTAAGATCTTCTTGCCGGCAGGGCCGGTAAGCGTCTC